GCTCTCTCTCATCCAGCCTAGCTCGCCTATCGGACAGCGTTGAAGCATCAACACCTTGATGTGTACCAATCCTGTCAGTAAATACTGCGGACTATCCTGACCCCTTCGTACCATGAGCAGAAACTGTACCTTGATGCATGAGTCCTACCTTCTTATTGTCGCAGAAGTCATGGCTTGCCGTCGCCATCAAGGTCTATCCGGAGGGACCTCTCGATCCCTTTTAGAGTTCCCCGCTTGATGTCCTTCTTCCCATGAACAGGAACCGTGCTTTGACGATTGGGTGGACACAGAACCTGAACATGGCTGCCCTTCTGACGAAGCTCTTTGCATCCGGCCTTCCGGAGCTTCTTCCGCACCTCACGGGCACTCATCTCGTAAAGGGCAGCGTAGAGTTCATCGGAAAGCCTCATAGCTCCGATTCTAAGCTACGCTGATGTAAGGTTCAATACTGGGTCTTTTTTTACCATACCACGCAAGAGTAAGCCAAATACCATTGCGTACAGAAATGGTTTGCGTGGTATGAATTATTTATTGCAAGAAAAAGGCAGGGTTCTTAGTGGCTTACAGGCCACCAGTTATCGTGACACGCCCAAACCATTCGCTGCGCAGCAATTTTGTCGCGTATCGGGTGCGCAGCCCCTTCCGGTAGGTCTGATCCTCGGGATCGAGGAAGGTCGGGGTCATCTGGAGCGGCACGTAGGGGGAGAACACGAAGCCGGCATCCAGGTAGGACTGGCCACGCAGGCCGAGCATGATCTGGTTGAAGGTGAAGAATGGATCCTGGTAGAGCATCCACTTGTTGGACAGCGGACCCATACGCAGGATGCCCTGATGGCTCGTGATCGGGCCATAGGATGGGGGCACCACAGTCCCGTCGTAGGGACCCTGGACGTTGCCAGGAGCCGACACCCACGGGGGCCTGTAGTCGCCATGCGTCTGGAGCTGGACGAGCTTCGCGGATACCTCGGGGCTCGTCACGGCCCAGTTTGCCGGCGCTCGAAGCGTCTGCTTGTGAATCTGGTAGGACACAGCGCTCATGCGCGTCATGACCGACCGGATGTGATCGACCTCGGAAATACCCGCTGGAACGGTGAAGTCGAAGGTGCCTGTGATGCCGGCCGAAGCGGTATAGAGCTGCCCGAGGATGTCCCGGTCCAACTCCAGTGCGATCTCCTGGCTGATGCCGGAAACCAGCTCGGTCTCGGCGTCAACACCGTGGAAGGCCCGCAGGTCGTCCGCTGCCTCGCTCGACCACCGAGCCTTGAGCTTCCGGGTGGTAGCCCGGATGGTCTCAAAACTGATGTCGATGTAGACATCGGGGACCAGCTTGTTGGCCTCGGAGTCGTAGTAGTACGAGCACCGGACGAGGTTGCCCGGGGTCGTGGCCACGCCAAACTCGAAAGCCGTGATCTGGCCAGTCTGGTAGTTGATTGCTCCAGCGGTCGCACCGGTGAAGCCACCAGCACCATCGTCGACGTGGCTCTGAACCACGACACCGGCAGCGGTGACCTCCTCCATGGTGACTTGCACACCCGCAGATGCGTCCAGAGGACGAACTGGGCTGTACTGGAGGATGGCGCTTCCGGGGTTGCCAGTGAACCACGTGGGTCCAGCAGCGACCACCGCAAGCTGCTCCTGCTCCACATACTCCGAGGAGTAATACTCGTCGAAGTTCTGGATCAGGTTCGTCCCAGCCTGGGTCGTTCCCTTCTGCTTGCCGTGGACGTACTCGAAGAAGAACACCGCGCCCACAGGAGCCGTCATAGGCTGCACGGAGACGATCTCGTTGGCAATCAGGTTCGGGAAAACCCGCCTGAGGACCGGGAAGATGTACTTCGTGTAGATGCCCGCGTTGGTCGACAGCGTGTCCTCGTGAAGCTGTCGACGCATATCGATGAACTGGTTCTCGAACAGCATTGCCATCACCTTCTTGGTGTATGGCTCATTGATGCCCTTCAGAAACCGGTCCCACTTCTCCACCAGTTGCCCGGTGTAGCTGTCATCTTGAATGCTCCGAGCACCCTGCTCGGCAAGCATGTTGCGTTGTTCCATGACCCCTTTTTCCCCTCTACCGTCGCCCGGTACTAGGATTCCAGACCACCTGTACCTGCAAGCTTGTCGAACTCTGCTTCAGAGAGTTCCACTCCGATGCCTTTCACAGGACTGGTCCGGCCATTGTTTCGATTCTTGTTGATCCTGGTGCCAAAGGTATCCTCCTCCAGCGACCGTTCTCTTCCCTTGTGCTGTACCCTGGCGCGGATTCTCTGAGCTTCGTCTTCGTCAATGGTACGGCGAGGCCTACGGGCCTCATACCCAGCAACGATACGCCGTGCTTCCTCCACGGAACCAGCGTTTTCACACAGCACCACCAACTGATCACCATTCGGGTGATTGGCAGCGATGCCTTCGACGAAGCCCTCCACTTGGGCCTTCTCAGCGACGTCGAGTGCTCGACGAGTACGCTCGTTGGCTTCCTCCATCGCAGAGGTAGCCTTGTCAGCGCGTTTTTCGGCCTTCTCCAGCCTGGCCTCAAGCTCGCTCATCTTCGATGCAAGCTTCTCCTTCGCTTCGTCCTCTTCGCCAATGTGCTCGTCCTTGGCAGACGAGAGTTCTCCTTTGACAGCGTCGATCCGCTTATCAAGAGCATCTGTGCTCTCGTACTGCATCACGTCGCCGACGATTCTGATGATGGCCTCACGAGCTTTTTCGTCAGCCAACTTGCGCTCCATATGGAGACGATATGCTGCCTCCTTGGCAAGCCGACCAAGCTCAGTGCCCTCGGCCTTGGCAGCTTCCACCTCAAGCTCACGATCAGTAAGCTCGTCTTTCAGCCGCTTGATCTCGTTCTCCTTCTCCTCAAGCTCCTTATGATGCTCGATAGGAGAACCGAACGAGTGAACCATTGAAGCAATGCGCTCGAGAATCTGAGTCGCACCAGCCACCTCCGGATCAGACAACATCTCTGACCGGATACGATGCTCTACAGCCTCGGTGACTTGCTCGATCTGATGGCAAAGCTCGGTCGCAAACTTGTCCTTCATTCGCGACTCGACTCGCTCTTCAATGCTACCAACAGACTCCTTCGTAAGCTCCTCCACCAGCCCAGGATAGTTCTTCTTCATCTCCTCAAGAGTCAACCCCATGTCATCCTCCGGAATCCGCTGACGCTCCTCGTGAAACACCTGCGGGTAAGCAGTCTTGGTTGCAGGGTCAGCCACGAAATCGAAGGTATCCAAGCGGAAATCCTCCTGCACCTCTTCGAGCCCCTCAGCATTGGTCTTCGTCGAGCCGTAGCCACGACTGGAAACACCAACCTTCGCACCAGCCTCCATGATGGTCTTGAGGATGCGACCATTAGGAGTGTCCAGAACCTCGGCTTCGCCAACGACAGAATTGCCTTCAATCCTGAGATCTGTCAGAAGATGGCTGACTCTTTGAAGTCTCGTACGACCATCAGCCGGATGATCGCACTCGCCCATCACTTTGCGGTCCCTCATCCCCTCAGTCATCCGACCAATTTCGCGACGCCACAGGTGTTCCCTGTAAAGCCGCTTGTTCTCGGTCGCCTTATCAGACCGAGCAAACTCACCCCTCGCAATGACCTTCCCCTTCTTGGCGGGGTCCTTGGACTCCTCCAAAGAGAAAGTCAGCGGAATGGTGTCAATGAGGATCTCTGCCATCGTCAACCTACCTCGACCTAACCTGTCCCGAGCGATATGGAGACCTCGCCAAGAGGTCACCAAGCTTTTGCTTTGGCCGCTTCCTCTTCGGAACCAGCTTCCGCTTGCCTTTCTGCTCGAAACCGATCTTGTCTCGCCGTGTTCCCCCGAATCCCAAGACCTCCTTCCGGACGCTTCGCCTATGCAGCTTGGCGACCTCCATCAGAAGGTCTACGGGAATCAGGTTCATCCTCCAACCCACCAACGACGCAGAGCGTCTATTCGTCGTCCTCGTCGAACTCGAGGTCGCCGTCGTCTGAAGACAAATCCTCAGACCCCTCGACGTCATCGTCGTCCTCTGTGAGGTCGTAGTCATCGTCGTCCATGAGATCCTCGAACAACGGATTGCCGTTCTCGAACCCCACGCTGATGGCCTCGAAAAGACCTGGACTGCCAAGATTCTCGTGTGCAGCCATGGCCTTGCTCACACCCTCCAGCAATGAGGTCAGCTTCTCCTCAGTTGCCTCGGAGACATCGCCACCGTTCGCCTCGATAGCCTCAGAAAGGTCTGCTGCCGAATCGCTCATGGTGCGGAGCATCTCGCCTGCCTCTTGGTCCCCGATGCACTCGAAAATCTCACCGAGAAGCAAAGCCAGATAACCAGCGTTGATCGCGGCCTCGACAAAGGGACTGATCTCCCCATCGACGGCTCCACTGTTCTCCAGCTCCTCACGGAGGTTGGCAAGCTCCATGGCAACATCACTGACCTGCCGACGGAAGCCCTTCCGTGCCGGACCCTTCTTGGCGAGCATCTTGCGACGCTTCTTGATCTTGGTCTTGTACCGCTTTTGGTACATCCGAGATGCCGCACGGAGCTTGCCCTTCTGCTTCTTCCGGCGCATCTTCTCCTTGCGCTTCTCGGCCTTGCTGACTCGAACGAGCTTGCCATCCTTCTCGCGGAAACCGACCCGCTTGAGCTTGACAGCCTCATCGAGGTCTTCGTCGTCATCATCCTCGAAGTCGATGATCTCATCATCGTCGGAAGCAGAGTCACCCTCGGTCTCCTCGACCATGCGAGCACCACTCGTCAGCGGACTGCCACCTTCGATGAGCTTGTTACTCACCTGCTCGATGTCGCCCATGACCTTTTTGGGATCGAGACCGATCTCCTCAAGCTCCTCGTCCAACGGGCGAACTTGCACGTCCCTACGATTGAACATCCCCTCGACCTCCCTGCCTCTACGCCACGCGAGGCGTATCGAATCGACGAGCGAACTTCGCTGCGAAAGCCGCCGCCAGACCCATTTCCTTCACCCTCGCCGCCACACCATCGTGGATCCGTGCGAGGCTACCGACCGACCCGTCATCAGACACTGAAAGAGCATCCTCGACAATGCCAGTGGTGGCATCCAAATCCTCAGCGAACAAGCCCACGAACTCGATGAAATCGCTCGTTGCCATCTCGGCATCGACCGTATCCTCAGTCCGCAACACACAGCCGCCGTCAATATTCGTAGCCGATTCAATCTCGGCCTTCATTGCCTGCAAACTCTCATGGAGTGTTCTCAAACGCGAACGCACGACAGGCCGAACATCACCAAAATTCGACATGTCCTCAAACCGAGGCACTGGTAGTTCCTTGCTGACCCCGTCTCCAGCGAACTTCAAGACCGATTCCTCGTTGTCCCGGATGGCAGTGACCCACCCACAATCTGAACCGAGAAACTCAACAAGGTCATCCTCGACCGCCTCAGCAGTAAGCCTCACGCCCGAAGACACAAGCGTGAACAACGAGCCAACTCGCTTCTCAGCCTCATCGGTGTTACCCGCCAACATGGCGTCCACTGCCCGACGAGCTTCCACACGAGTATCCTCGCCAAGCGAAGACGCCTCCTTCACAGGAACATCCATCCGCTCGACCTTGCCCAAAGCAAACTCGTTGTCCTCGTTCAATCCGTACTCGACACGGAAAAATTCGCCATTCTCATTCATGACAATGGCGTGGGCATCGAAAGTTCCAATGGTTCTGAACTCGATTTCCTCACCCCCAAACAACTCGGGATGAGCAGCCACAGCCTCGTCAACACGCTCCATCGACGCCTCGAAGCTCCCTTCAAGAAGCCTTGCGAGGAAATCAGCATCTATGAACTTTTTTGCCATGACACCCAACGCTTAGATCGATCCCCAAGTACGGAGATAACGTACGGCTATGACAGCTCGTCTGTCAAGCAATGATAACCTAGTAGTGGCTCGGTGCTTGATCAGCACGTACCGTTCGACGGACCTCTGAAAGCAACCCTCCAACCTCTCGGAGCCGCCTACTGAGGCCCGCATTCTCCCTCAAGAGCCGGTCGAGCTTGCCTTCAGCTCGACGCTCACCTGCCCCATTCCCCTTCTCAAACTCACGCCTCCAGTCATACCGAGGAGCTGATTTGATGAGACGCGAAAGCCGCATCTCCATCTGCTGCACCTCGGATAGCACTGAGGCTCCACCTGATGCTACCTCGTCGTCCGTTGAAGCCACCATATCACTACCACCCTGACCACCACTCATCGCAGCCTGTTGGAGCATCTGCACCTGAGCATCCACCTGACCACGCCTGACCGTCTCTTCGTCCCTCTCCTTCATAACGGCCTCAGCCTCATCCTCGCTGAACTTGTATAGATGCATCAGGACCCATTTTGTCCCAACATCCTCTTTCATGCGAGAAGCGAGGTCAGCAGTAGTAGTCATGACCTCCATCCGTGCCAATTCTAGGATGGCAGAAGGCACGCTCATCCGAATATCAAAGTCAACCTTGTCGGCCTCCATCCCCCTGGCAATCAGGTGGACCCGCATCGCTTTTCGGTAACCGCCACGAAGAACCCGCTGAACCCTCATCACAGTACGGGCAAAACGAATATCCTCGGTAGACAAAGACCTTGGAGCCGCATCCCCTCCATAACCCATATAGGCCTTGGTAATTTTCAAGGCAGCAACAAGCTTGTCTCGGTTGTATTCCAGAGAATCCGTTTCGGTGTAGTCCGGCCCCTGAATGACCTCGATCTCGGTGGTGCGCTTCCCCCCTCGCACAGGCACGAAGAAATCCTCGTCGTGAGAATTTTTGACCACAACCCCTGCAACCAACGCAAAAGTGTGAGTCTCTCCGACTGTCAACGTGAATGTATCAGCTCGCTCTTTCAGACACTCCACAGACGCAACTCTTCGATCAGCCGCTCGATGCTCCTTCGGACAACAAACAACACCATCTACCACTGCCTTGATAAATGGCATCAAAGAATCGCCAGGCTGAAGCTTTTGAGCCTCAACCTCTGAGCAATCACGCCGGATCATCTTGTGGTCCGGCGTCACCGTGACAGATTCACCGTTGTCCAGCGTAACCTTCACGAGCTGCGCATCTCGACGGGTCTTACCGGCCCACTCCACCTTGCCGGGCCTGAGCTTCCCTTCGTCTTCCAAGTCAACAGACCAAACCCACTGCTCCTCGCCACGGCCGTATGCCTCGGCCATCTCCTCGATGGTCCTCACACTGCCATCGAGAAGCTGCACCTCCGTGTCCCCATGGAGGCACAGGGGGTTGTACCGCATGTCGAGCTTGCCGGTCGACGGGTTGACGAACTTCTTCCGGGTGAAGGCGTTCTTCACGCGGTTGACGTGGGCGAGCCCACGCTCGGCATCAAGTTCCCCGACGTCAATATAGAAGGCATACCGGCTCGGAGCCCGTTCCAGCTTGTAAATAAGCAGTGCGTCTTCGAGCAAACTGAGACGCTTCCATATCCAGCGGGCAGGGTCGATGACACTATTCCCATAAATGGAACGCAGATGCTTACCGCGCAACCGCCAGTGGACAACCTCCCAATCCTCGAAGACCGAAAGCTCACCAGGGGCTCGACCTCGAATAACCTCGGACCCCTCACCACGCTGTTGGGCCAGCGTGTAGAAGTCCTCCAGCGACAAATTGAACTCACCCCGTACGTCCTGGATGAAGCCGAGAAGCTGCCCCCTCGGACTCTCTACCCGTCGCACAGTAGGTGGCGGCAAATAATTCATGCCAACAAGACCCTCGTCGCTGACAAGCAATTCCGAAAAACCATTCCCGTACTTGCAAAGAGTCCTGGCCGAACCCCAGATGTCATCCTCGACAAGCAGCCGCTTGTGCAGCACTTCGTTGAGTTCGTCAGCAACAGCCTTGTCCTTGGAAATGGCCCAAATCGCCTGCTCTTTGTCGAGGTCTGGGGTGCAGGCATCATCAGCATAGATGTCGAGCGCCACCGAAATCTCGGGGTATTCGTCCATCTCCTCGGCATCGGTATATCGAGCCTGAAGGTCTTGGTCTATCCGAAGGTGCTCGGCAAGCGTGTCATAACCGAACTGCGAGACGAGGGTATACGGCATCCCAGCACGCTCAACAGATGGTGTTCCTCCACGTTGGAGGTCAAACGCTGCCTGCTGAGATGACCGAGCAAAAAACGAGCGAATAGCCTGTCCCGCTCCTTTTGCAAACCCCTCGAAGAGTCCTGTTTTTTTGTTCGTCACTCCAAACCTACCCCTTCACAAACGGCATCGTCATCGACTGTCTACCACCACCATTACTTGAAGTGATACTAGGTGGCCTCTTCGGCTTTGACTCCTGCTTCGCAATAACCCGCCCCTCAGTAACCCACGAATCATCCTGCTTTTCGTCAAACCCCTCTCGTGTGCTCATCATGGGTGGCATCGGCCTTCCAGGAACACGTTTGGTGAGAGAATACACCACACCAGCAATCGAGTCAGCGATATCTTTTGATCCAGGAGTTCCATCAGGGTTCCGCTTAGGGTGATCGATTTTGACCTTGCCCCTACCATGAGGCACTCGCTGAAGCGTTCGGAACTCCTGAAGAGCAATACTGTGCTTCTGCATCCGGAACCGGTCCTCATACATCGCAGCCTTGAGAACGTCGTAGGGCTCCGTTGTCTTGTCGACCGACACCACCTCAGCCTCAATGCCATGCTTCTTGAGCTGCTGGATAGTATCGACGGAGTTGTGATTGACGAATCCGTTGGCCACATATGATGGGTCGCCCTCTACCTCCAAGTCATACACCACGGCGTTAGACTGCTCGATCCTGGTAACCCTAACGAACTTCCTCCGACCAATAACATCCCTGTGTTTTCTAAGGCGATTTTCCTTCCTGCTATACGAAAACCCAATTCTGTCGGCAAACAATGCCCTCTTGCCCCTCACACCAACAATATATTGGGTTCCATTGCTGACGTAATCTCCTGGTCTGCCCCTCTCCACAATTGTCAAACACGACTCCAAACCAAAATCACATCGAAGCAACAACCTCACCTGATCTGCAAGCCTTCGATGCTTCGTCGACAGCGACACACCCCCGTGATCACTGGCCACAGAACCATTTGCCGCAAACAGTCCTCGCAAAAATGCAGCCTTCTCGGCCTTGCCGCTCCGCATGACAGCATCTGGGATGAACGGTTTTTTTAGCTCGTTGTGGTCCATCCACTCCACGAGCCACCTGGCATTGACGCTGATAACTCCAGACCCTTGTCTACTCTCCCACGTCTTGTATTCCGGCCTCCATCCAAAAAGCCGCTCGAACACGTCTGCTGCGTCATCAACTTCGTTTTCCGTGACAGTCAGCCTAACGCCATCCCTGACAATATTCCCATCACCCCATATCAATCCAAGCCACTCGGCAAGCTCGGGCGTCATTCTTTCCGGTAAGACCCACCCATCTATCGAAGACAGCCTACCTCCTGAGCTTCTCCAACAAAAATCCTCTTTTTTTCCTTCAAGAGCATACCCCCTGGTATCCAGGCTCACAGGATCACTGATGAGCCTCACCACATCTCCAACCTCTATGTCTTTCAAGCACTTCCAAGCCCAAGCCGGCTCCCTTGTTCTTCCAAGACCACCCCTGTGCTTATTCTTCTGCCTTGGCTGTTCGTGCTGACGCTCCCACCCCACCTGAACTTCTACCTTGTGTTCTCCCGTCCCCTCCAGAACGTCACCATCCTGAGTCACGACTCTCAGTGTCGGTCTATCCCCGAAACACCAACGGTTCGTCACTGCTCTCGGCCCCGACCTCGACTGAACCACCTCTCCAATGACTACTTCCTCAATCGGAATCATCCCCCTGCCAGTAGACACCATTGAGCCTTCTGCAAGACACTGGAATGAGTCGAGCGACACATACCCAATATGGAAACCATGCTCGACGAACTGGTAAATAACTCCCCTCAGATCAGCAAGCATAATCTCGTCGCCAGGAGGAGGGATAACCTGCAGCACAAGGTCAGTCTCGATACGTGGCGCCAGTTCGTTGTATTCCTCGCCCCAAGCATCCCTACGCACCACCTCG